TATTTGGCGCATAATATATATTACTTTATGGTCTATGATAGGTAAACTAAGCTAACCAGCCTAACTAAAGAGGTTAGGTTATGTTAGTTGATTTTTGTAAGTTAGTATTCATAGTATTAGGGTTAATAATTTTAGCGTATCTTCCTGTAATCCATGTGAGTTCGTCATTATGGTAGGGAAAATTACAGATAATAAATTTCTATCTGGGTCTGTCATTCCGGCATTGATGGATGACAACCCATACACAAGTCCAAACACACTCTTGACCAATATCTTAGGCGCAAGAGAAATTGCACCCTTTACCTTTGAAGAGGTAGAGCAAAACGAGGCTATGGAATGGGGCGATATACATGAGCCTGTTATCATAAAGAGAACGGCTGATATTCTTGGTATCGATAACTATACAGATAAAGTGCGAGTGCCATATCACTATCATTACGATGGTCAAAAGCTCTTCTCTGTATCTTTGGATGGCATCCTTCATGTGCCTAACAAAAAGACTATCACCATAGACGATAGATCAACCTTTGCGCCACAAGGTTTGAGCTTGGACTTTGATATTGAAGGAGATGGCAATTTAGAGGTCAAAACCACAAAGACCTACTTTCGTGAGGTACCGCCCCCTCATCTTGGAGTGTGGCAGTTACAGGCTGGTCTTATGGCTACAAAGCGTAAATGGGGAGTTATAGCTATTCTTTATTCTGGCTCTCAGTTGTGTCTTTATTTCTACAAAGAAGACGCAGAAATGCAGAAAGCTATAGTGAAGAAATGCCAAGACTTTTACCAGAGGGTTGAAGCTGTAGAGAAGGGGGGAGAGATAGGAGACTATATGTATCCATCGAAAGACCCAAATGACTTAGCTATGGTCTTTGATAGCCATGATAGTGATGCGCCTGTAGTTGATCTTGCTAATGTTGGTGATGAGATACTTGAGATACATCAGCTTAAAAGCATGATTAAGACCTCTCAGGAACGCATAAAAGAGCTAGAGGCTGTCGTTATGAAGGAGTTAGGTAATAGTGAGGAAGGAGAGTTATACAACAATCTTGGGGAAACATCGCACAAGGTTAAATGGATAACCAGGCACTATAAGGCGCAACGTCCTACAATGACAAAAGCAAAGCCGGAGCGTTATGAGAGAGCCAAGTCTTTAACAATTAAGGAGATGTTGTGATGGTACAGTTTGCTAATGAGTCTCAGAAGAAAGTGTACTTGTTTATTGAAGAGCATATCAATAAGCACCTCTTCTCACCAAAATATAAAGATGTAGCTGAAGCCACAGGACTATCGGTAATGCAAGTCGGTAGAGTTGTAAATCAACTCATTCATAGAAAGATGCTGCAACGCATAAGCGCAAAGCAAGGCTTGGTATTGCCTAAGTCAACTCAAAGTGAGGCGCATCAATAAAGGGTCTTCTTCCCTGTGACCTTCGGAGATCAATGTATTGCGTCATCATTGCTTCGGAGGTCATTTCTTGTTCACGCATACTATTGATATGCCAACTCGCTCCCCAACGTAAATTAACTTCTGTCTCTTTACTTGCTTCTTTCATAGCATCAGCTATCTCGTCATAGAGATTTAATTCCCATGAGGCTCGACCATCAATATACGCCATCAAGTCTACAGCTTTGCCTTCCAGGTGCTTACTCTTCATAGTCTTACTTGCGCCTTTAGCAACAAGAGCCTCTTGCTCTTCTTTTGTCCTCATCCCACAGATAACACCAAAGTCAATCTTGGTCTTCTGTATCGCTAGTTTTACTGTATCTTGTAGAGCTTCGTCTACGCCAGCTAATTTCTGGAAACTCCTTTGGCTTAGTCTGAACATCTTCTTCCTCTTCTTTCTTCTGGATATAATCAACCCATTCAAGGTTCATATCTGACGCAAAACGACAGTAATTACATACGCTGTCTTCATCCTCTAATTGATGACCGCAGACGTTACATTTGATTTGTGTCACTTAGACTTTCTAGTCTTCTTCTTCGTCTTCGAGCGTTGTGAAGAACTTTTTGTCTGTGGGTAAATAGACGTTATAAAACGCCCCACAGTTGATACACAGGAGCTTAGTAAGCCTCGTATATTTTTCATTAAATCTTTCATCGAAATCCTCATGCTCTGTCTTTATTGTTTCTCCATCGCAGTGAAAGCATCTCACTTTCTTCTTCCTAACTTGGTAAATGAACGTAATCCAAATGAGGCTGCGATTGAGGCATACATTCCATACTGCACCCAATCAGGACACTTATCTAAGTTCTCAAAACCTCTTTGCATAATGTCTTGTATGCCCCACAAGGGGATGAAGTTTGCCACTAATATAATGACAAAAACTATAGTCCAGAGTTCGTCTTTCCAGCTATTCTTTGACGCTTCCATAGCTGCAACTTCCCAAGACAATTCGCCAGAAGCAATTTTAAGTTCTTTCTCTGCTTTAGCTTTTGCGATGGTACTTTTTGAGTCTAAATAACTAGACGCAAGACCACCTAATGAAGAGATTATCTGTCCTATCATGCTTTCTTCTTCTTTCTTACAAAGGTCTTCACTTTAGCTGTTGGATTAGCTCGTTTACGTGTAACCGCAGATTTGATTTGCGCCTTAGTCATATTTCTAGCTGTGGATGCTGGAACACACTTTGGATATCCTCTTTTGCTTTTGGTTGCTGACTTACGCCCACAGGGTTGAAACTTACCATTCTTTTTAGGCGCAGATATATCGACCCAGTTGCCACCTTTACCCTTGCCAAACCACTTAGTTAATCCACCTCTAGGCTTTGCCATTACGCACTCACAGTCTTATATTTTCCACCACGTTTCTTGTACTCTCTAACAAGCCACCCATTTGCATAAGCAGAAGGATAAACCTTAAATTTACGCTTTGCCTCTGCCTTTACTCTGGCATAGAGCGTTGGGTTTGTTGGTTTTGCGACTTTCTTTTTACTCATTTCCCCACTGCCTTCATTGATGCTTTATGCGCTGCTGTAAATGTTGCGCCTTTCTTCATACGCTTCAGCATATCTTTCATGTGTTTAGCTGTATGATGCTCTCCATGTCGTTTCATGGCTGTCTGTTGCCTTTTATTGAGGGCTGATAGGTCTACACCTTTTACCTTCATTGTTTGGTCTCCCCATTCTTTTTAAATGCATTAGACGCAATAAATGCCCCTATGATACCCATGTTGGATATCACCCAAGTTGAGGCTATACTTGAGAGCATATCTAATCTGTCGAGCGGTACGATAGGCAACATAAGTATAATAATAAAAGCTGTGACGCTGATAGCGGAGAACCAGACCATATATCTTTGTTGATCTTCTTTTTTGTCTTGGTTTTCAAGGCGTATCATCCTTTCTCGTAAAGCAATTTCATTATCGGTTATGATATTGTCACCATTAGTATCTGCCTTTTCCCAGACAGACCCTTTCTGTAATCTTTTCTGCGTCATTTCTTAAAACTTTCATTTAAAGACTCAACAACACTATCGATGTTGGGTTCAATTCCCCCTGGATCATAACGGCAGAGAAATTCTTGTGGGCACGAACCCTCAACCACTAGCGTATAGGTATTATTTGCGCCTCTATACAAACAGACCTCTTGTCCATTCTTTGCTTTCTTTCGCTTATATCTCCGGCACGTAATATACTTTGGGTCTTCTCTCATGCCCTTCCGTATCTCTTGCTCAAATGTCCAGTCTGAGAACTTCTTGAGAAAGCACGTAAAGCAATTCTTGATGTTATCGCTCTGTGCTAGCTTTATGATATATCCATCAGTACAGACCCATTCAAAGGTCTCCTGACCGCCTTCTTTACGCACACATTTGTCTCTTGTGTGATATAGAGACTCACCACTCGATAATAAAGACGGCAATAACACCCATAACAGCAACAAGAGACCCAGCCACAATCCAAAATAATAGTTTGAGGTCATTCATCATTTCAGCTTTTCTTGCTGCCTTTGCCTTTTCTGCTTTAATCTGTCGTTCTCTAAATTCTTTGATACGCTGTTGTCTTGTGGCTAAAATCCCAGCCCAAGTGCCATGCCCAAACCTCTGATCTATGAGAACAGATATTTCATAAAGCGACTCTTCTGCGAGTTTATTGTCTACTGTCTCTCTTGCTATTGAGCCTATGGAGAATTGACCTGGAGCTAGCTTCTTATTCTTTGCTCTATCTAGCTTTGATTTACCTATAAAGAGTTGGTCTATTTGATCGGCAATCTCGCCTATATCCTTACACGTATTGATATTCTCTTTTATAAAGGACACAGAGGCTTTAATCATAGCTGCTCCGGCAGCTACTTCGCCAATCCCAAACCCTAACATCTATCCCCCTAGAGTATATTAATTCATCTGAAATAAGACTGTAATAAGCATTGAAAGCACAGCCCCCATGCCACAGATAAGCCACATCTCTAGCCTCTTTAATCGGTAGAATAGCTCTTTGAATTGAATATGAGTCTCAGTCTCTATTTTTGTGACTCGTTGATCTAGGGCTTTGGTCATACGGCTATTTTTATTATAAATTTATGTGATGGTGTGCTACTAATCATTGTTTTATCTCCTCTACTATCATCCTTCTTCTTGAAGGCATTGATAAATTTGCGCTATAATCTGTATTTCCTACTCTTATATAAATTTTATAGGTTCTTGATGATGTACTTCCAGCATCAAACATATCCACAAAATTTATGTATTTTGTACCACCACCACTACTAACTATAAATTGTTGGTAATTTGTTCCATTATAAGTAAGACCAGTCTGATTGTTTAAATCTGTGCTGTCTTGATAAAACGACATTGAAAACCAAGGATTAGCAGCACCAGATGTACTTAAATCTACTTGACCATTCCATGATACTCTTACAAGACTATTAGAAAATTTTGGAGTAAAAGCTACATCAAAAGTAGAAATATGAGACAATGAAGTGCTAGTGTAACTGCCGTTATTTGCTATTGAAAGCGTAGTAGCTGTCTGTATTACCATACCAGCTGGCATAGCTGCGTGATTTAATGTTGTTAGTGCCATTGTTTTTCTCCTTATTACTCTGATGGTGGAGTAGGGAATTTAACTTTATCTAGTGACTTATATGTTTTAGTTATATCTCGGAGTTCTTGACGATACTTTTTCCACTCTGCAAAGTTAGAAACCGAACCACTTTCTTCTCTTTCTTTGATTACAACCCAATCTGATTGAACCAACAAATTATCTCGTACTGCTTTTAATTTTTCTAACTCTACTGCTGGTCTTTCTTCTTTTTCATATCTGTTCCATTCAGTCGCAATTGCTTCTTTCTCAGACTTACTAAGTTTTTTATCTGGTCTATCACCAACATCTTTCCATGTATATGTCATGTTATGAGTCCTTTATTCCGTATAAACTTATTTTTGCATATATGTTACCACTTGAAATTTTGAATCGTATACCATGAGTTCTTCCAGCCGCTGTCATAGCACCTATATTAATTTGAGATGAATAAGTACCACTTTGTTGATAAGCAACAAATGTAGTACAAGCTACAGTATTTTTTGCAGAATCAAATGGACTGTAAATTCTTATCTGTCCTCCAGATATCTCATTCTCTGCATTACCAGAGTTAATAAGTGATTTGAAAAATCCATTAGCTCCAGTGTCTACATTATATGCACTGCTACTACCACCAGCACGATAAGCACCAGTTGAATGACCTATGGTATTAGTGTTGGAAAAACTAGACCCATCTTGAGAGGGTTCAATTCTTAATTCATCATTGCTAGCACCATAAACATAATGAATTATAAATTCATATATTTCATATGTATCATCAAAAACAACACCATTACTTCCATGTAAGAAATCTATAGATGATACGTTAGTACCAGTTTGAGTTTTGATATGTCTCCAACCAGAAGTTGCAGCTGGAACTGTTGTTGTTCCAGAAAATGTATTTGTACCACTAAATGTATGGTCAGTTGAAATTGTTGAAGCAATCTTTGCACCAGTAACAGCACCAGCTCCAATCTTAGCAGTCGTTACACTCCCATCCGTAGGCGTTACCACACTGCCCACATGACCCAATACACGCACATAATCTATTGTATCACTGCTCGATAGAGTTGCCCCTACAGTTAAACTACTTCCATTAAGTGACATTGAGGATGGTTTTTGTACCACACCATTAATAGAAACTATAAGATTATTAACGCTCTCAGGCGCATAATTAGCACTATTTAATTGCAGTGTATATGTATCGGTGGCAGAAGCTGTTAATGCGTCTAGCTCTATGAATTGCCCTGTGCTGGGGCTTTGACCTATGTAGGGCATATTTTTATCCTATACTGTTAGCGTCATCTCTTGCTTTTCGGTTCTGATAATCAGACCTTGCTAATACCAGAGCTACAAAGTCGGCTTGGTTGCTTGGTATTGGGTCAGTAAAAGAACTGTCGTTCATTAACCTTGTTGTCCACTCCTGTTGCATCCTTTTCCAACAATTGTTTATTTTACCATCTACGGCACTTTGTATCCATGCGTCCAACCCAGCGTTGTCTGTATCATTATACAAATCGTTAGATAGTATTTGTTGTTGTAGGTCTGTTAAGACTACAGATTTAGTATGATCTGCCATTGTTACCTCCTTTAATGTATGTTGTTTCGCATTGGCATATTAGGATACTAGATATCCTGAAAAGAATGTCATACTTAGGTCATTTACAACATCTGCTTGTGCTGTACCTCCACTCTGAGACGCTATAATATAGGCTGTGTCATTTGCATCCATATCTGCTAAACCTGATATATGAAAAGAATTATATTCTGTGTCGCCATTTGTTTGTCTTTTATCAACTATTTCTGTGAATGACCTATTGCTCATCTTGATTTCAAGCACCATATAATTAGAAGCACTATCAAAATTGTCTATTCGCAGAGAACAAGAAATAAAATACTTTCCTGTTACAGGTGCAGTAAAAGTATTAGATGCAAAGTTTGAGCCAACATCAAAAACTTCTGCACTAAATGTAACAGTATTATCATTAGATATATTATTTGTATTTGAACCGGCATTAACTAAAAAACAAGGTTGTAATGGCTTAGTAACGTGACCACTAGCATCAATAGATAAAGATGTAGATGTAGAGGATAGGCTCAATCCTTGTACGGCTGTATTTTTTGCTTTCGATAATGCCATTAGTTACCCTCCAATGCTGTTACTTTAGCTTCAAGTGTTTCAATACGAGCCAGTGCTTCTTGTAATGCTTTTGTGA